GGACAAAAAGTTATGCCAGAAAAAGTTAGAACAGCTAAGTGGTACTAATATGTGGTTGCAGGGCTTACAGTTAGCCTTTAAAGCAGGCTCACATATCTTCAAACAACGCCAACAAGAGAAGATGTTGATGGCGGATGCAAGACGATTGCATGCTGAGAAGATGGCTAAAGGTGAAATTGCGATGGAACAGATTGTAAGATCTGATCAACAGCAATCGTGGAAGGACGAATTCGTTTTACTTTTGGTTTCAGCGCCCGTGTTGTTATTAATTTGGTCAGTTTTTTCGGAAGACCCGGATATTAAATCAAAAATAGATTTATTTTTTGATTATTTTGGCAATATGCCTATGTGGTTCCAAATTTTATTTATTTCTGTTGTTGGAGCTGTGTATGGAATAAAAGGTACAGAAATAATGAGGAGAAAATAATGTTAAAAAAAATAAAACAAAAATTATGTGAAATCGTTTGTAAGATTTTTGGTATTACACAATGTTTGTGTGACCATGATTGTAACTGTAAAAAGGAGAAATAACAATGCCAGGTAATTTAAAACCAGTACCAGCAAAAAACAAAGGTTTAAAAAAACTTCCAAAACCTGTAAGAAACAAAATGGGTTTCATGAAAAAAGGTGGAAGAGTTACTAAATCTAAAATGAAAAAAGTAAAGTGTAAGTAATGAGTAGTATTCGAGATAAATTTATTAAACTAGCTAAACAAAAAGGATCAAGAAGAGATTTTGTTAAACTTGCAAATGAAGAAGGTTTAACAGATAAAACTGAACCTGCTAAAAAGCAAAAGAATAATAGATTTACCAAAGCTTTCAGAGCTGCAGATAAGTTAAATTTAGAAGGTAAAGAAAAAACTAAAGTTTTTAAAAACCTATATAAACTTAAAAAATTAAAAAACTTAACACCTGCAGGTGTGATTGCTTCAGTCATGTCATCTAAAAAAGCAAATGCTGATGAGATTGATATGAAAGCAGAAGACTATAAGGCATTAAGAAATGAAATGAAAAAAGGTGGCTTGGTAAAAAAAGGAAAACCAAGAGTTGCTAGAAAAGGTTGGAAGTAATGGCAAAACTTTGTCCAAGAGGAAAAGCTGCAGCAAAAAGAAAATTTAAAGTTTATCCTTCAGCATACGCTAACATGTATGCATCAGCAGTTTGCTCAGGCAAAGTCACGCCAGGTGGTAAGAAAAGAAAAAAGATGGCTAAAGGTGGAATTGCAAAAGGTTGTGGTAAAGTCATGAGTAACCGAAGAAAAGTTACAAAGAAATATTAATATGGCACAAGGCGGTCTGAGAAAATGGGTCAACGAGAAATGGGTAGACATCGGAGCTCCAAAGAAGAATGGCAAGTATCAACCATGCGGTCGTTCGAAGGGAAGCAAGAGAAAATATCCAAAGTGTGTCCCACTTGCAAAAGCGCGTTCAATGAGTGCTGGACAGAAGGCTTCGGCTGTAAAACGAAAACGTGCAGCGTCGAACACTGGCCCTAAACCAACAAATGTAAGGACTTTTACAAATGGCAAGAACAAGAGATAAACAACCACCTAAAACAAAGAAATACTTTCGCTCAACGAAATCAGGCGCAGGTATGACTAAAGCAGGTGTTGCAAGATACAGACGTGAGAACCCTGGATCTAAACTTAAAACAGCGGTCACTGGCAAAGTCAAACCAGGATCAAAAGCTGCTAATCGACGTAAATCATATTGTGCTAGAAGTGCTGGCCAAATGAAAAAATTTCCTTCGGCTGCGAAAGATCCAAACTCAAGACTTAGACAGGCTCGCAGAAGATGGAAATGCTAAATGGAACCAATCACATTTGAAGGCTTTGTTACGAAGCTAAGAAAAACCCTAAAAGATTCACACCGAAACATTGCAGATAATTTAGTTGCAGGTGGTGTTGACAACATGGAGAAATACAAGTATTTGTTGGGACAGGCACATGCCTACCAATATTTGGATCAGGAAATCTCTAACCTGCTAAACCCTAAGGAGCAAAAAAAAGATGAGCAAACAAACGACAACGTCGTCCGATTCGACGGACAACCCAAAGATTAAACTTGCTTTGGAAGAAAAATACGAAAAAGAAAATCAAAACGAATACGAAAAACATCAATCCATAAAGGATAAGGAAAGTTCTAAACTTCCAGATCCAACCGGATGGAGAATGTTAGTTTTACCTTTTAAAGCAAAACCAAAAACAAAAGGTGGAATTTATTTATCAGATGAATCTATCGAACGATCACAAGTCGCATCAACTTGTGGTTTAGTTCTTGCCATGGGACCACATTGTTATGACAAGGAAAAATTTCCTGAAGGCCCTTGGTGCAAGAAAGGTGATTGGGTAATCTTTGCAAGATATGCAGGAAGCCGAATCATGATTGATGGAGGGGAAGTTAGACTTTTAAATGATGATGAAGTTTTAGCTACTGTGAAAGACCCCGAAGATATCTTTCACCAATTTTAACATAGGAGTAAACTATGCCAGAAGAGCAAAAAACGGTTGATATAGATACATCAGGTCCTGGAGCTGAAGTTGAATTAGAAGATAATACAACAGAAACTCAAACAGAACTCGAGGTATCTAATGACACGACTGAAAACAATACTGAGTCCAATGACTCAGCTACGCAATCTGATGAGCAGTCTAATGTTCAAGATAGCGACACTAACGAAGAACAAAGTACAAAGAACGAAGAAGAAAAGAAAGACGAAGCTGTAGATCAGCAGAAGAAAGAATTAGATGATTACTCTGAAGGAGTTAAAAGAAGAATTGCAAAGTTAACTAAAAAAATGCGTGAAGCAGAACGAAGAGAAGCGGCTGCCTTAGAATACGCAAAAAAAGTTCAAACCGAGCAAGAAGTTCTTAAGACTCGTTATTCCAAATTAGACACAGGTTATGTGAATGAAATGGAAAACAGAATTAAATCATCTATGGAAGCTGCTGTTTCTAAACTAGCAAAAGCTAGAGAAGATGGAGACTTAAAATCTGAAGTTGCTGCTCAAACTGAGATATCAAGACTTGGTTATGAAGAAGCAAGATTGAAGGAAATTAAGTCTAAACAAGTTTCTGAAGAGTCAAAAGAGACTGAAGTTAAACAGCCTCAGGCTCAACCACAAACTCAGGAACAACCGATTAACCCAGATCCAAAAGCTCAAGCATGGGCAAGTAAGAATACCTGGTTTGGTCAAGACGAGGCCATGACATATACCGCATTCGGCTTACATAAGAAGCTGGTCGAAGAGGAAGGTTATGACCCTCAATCGGACGAGTATTATTCAGAAGTAGATAAGAGAATAAGACTTGAATTCCCGCATAAATTTGGTAAAGTAGAAACACAAACGACAAGCAAACCTACCCAAGTTGTAGCTTCGGCCAACAGAAGTAGTAAACCTGGTCGCAAAACTGTGAAACTCACGCCTTCACAAGTAGCAATTGCTAAAAAATTAGGTGTGCCACTTGAAGATTATGCAAAACAATTACAATTAAACACGAAGGAGTAAATGCATATGGAAAATAATGAAAAAAGAGCTTCTCGTGCGAGTCAGACTAGAGAAAAAGAAACTCGAAAAAAAGTCTGGACTCCACCGTCATCTTTAGATGCACCACCTGCGCCAACAGGTTTTCGTCATAGATGGATAAGAGTAGAATCTATGGGCTTTCAGGACACAAAGAACGTCGCTGGAAGATTAAGATCAGGTTATGAACTTGTTCGTTCTGATCAATATCCAGATTCCGATTATCCGACTATTGAAGATGGAAAGTACGCAGGCGTCATCGGAGTTGGTGGCCTAGTGCTCGCTAGGGTACCTGAAGAGATCGCACAATCTAGAGCCGAATACTATGCTAAGCAAGGTATGGAGCAAGACGAAGCAGTAAACAACGATCTAATGAAGGAAGAGCACCCAAGTATGCCAATCAATGTTGATAGGCAGACTCGTGTAACTTTCGGTGGGACAAAGAAAAGTTAATTTTTTAACAATTCTACCACTGGATAAACTTAACTTTTACTTAAGGAGTAAAAACTATGGCAAACAAAGACGCTGCTTTCGGACTGAAAGCAATCGGAAAAGTTGGTCAGAATAGAGACGCTCAAGGTTTATCCGAATACTCAATCGCAGCTTCGGCTACAGCGATTTACCAAAATGACCCAGTAGGAATGCTGGCGACTGGTACAATTGGTGTTGCAGCAGCAGGCGATGTATTATTAGGATCACTTAACGGTATCTTCTATACTGATGCTTCTACAAGCAAACCAACTTGGGCGAACCACTTGGCGGCTTCAAATACTGCGACTGACATTGTCGGCTTCGTAGCAGATGATCCGTATCAAAGGTTCGAAGTACAATCAGACAACGCAGGTGCATCTGCACAAACTGACGTTGGAAACTTAGCAGACATTGTGTACGCTGCTGGATCATCTCCAAACTACGTTTCAAAAGTAGAATTGGATGATGGTACTTTAGGTACATCTACTGGTCAGCTAAAAATATTGGGTGTTTCAAAAGATCCAGACAATTCAGACTTAGCATCTGCTAACGTTAACTGGGTTGTTACAATCAATGAACACTTCATTAAACAAGTAGCAGGCATATAAGGAGAATATAAATTATGGCTATAAGTAGATCACAACTAGTTAAAGAACTAGAGCCAGGTTTAAATGCTTTATTTGGCCTGGAATATAAACAATACGAGAACCAACACGAGCAAATTTACGTGAAGGAAACTTCTGACAGAGCTTTCGAAGAGGAAGTAATGTTATCAGGTTTCGCTCAAGCGCAAGTTAAAGCTGAAGGTTCTGGCGTGACTTTTGACAATGCTCAAGAGACTTTCACAGCTAGATACACTCACGAGACTGTAGCTTTAGCGTTCTCTATTACAGAAGAAGCTATTGAAGATAATCTGTATGACAGATTAGCATCTAGATACACAAAAGCGTTAGCTAGATCAATGGCACAAACTAAACAAGTTAAAGCTGTTAATCCTTTAATTCAAGGATTACCAACTACTGACAACTTTGATTCAGGTGACGGTGTTTCTTTATTTAACACAGCTCACCCAACAGTTGCTGGTACGTTCCAAAACACTTTAACTACTCAAGCAGACTTAAACGAAACTTCTCTTGAACAGTCTTTAATCGACATTGCTGCGATGACTGATGAGAGAGGTCTTAAGATCGCTGCAAAAGCTGTAAAGATGATTATTCCATCTGAACTACAGTTTACTGCAGAGAGATTAATGAAATCTGCTAACAGAGTTGGTACAGCTGATAATGATATCAACGCAATCAGAAACATGGGAATGATTCCTCAAGGTTATGTAGTGAACAACTTCTTAACTGACACTGATGCGTTCTACATTACAACTGATGTGCCTAATGGTATGAAGTACTTCGAAAGAGCTCCTATCACTACTAAGATGGAAGGTGATTTCGATACTGGTAACGTTAGATACAAAGCTAGAGAAAGATACTCATTTGGTGTATCTGACCCTAGAGGTATCTTCGGTGTTGAAGGTGCGTAATAAGTAATTCTTATTACTAACTTTTATTTTGAAAGGCCCCTTGATTGGGGCCTTTCTTTTTGATAGAAAGGACGAACCCATGAAAAAGAAATATCTAACAAAAATCTTTACACGTGAATTACAAACTCAATTTAATGTTGAGTCTGAAAAAGAGATAAATGACGTTGAAGATTTACATCCGCTAATCATTGACTTTCTAGGAAAAAATGCTATACATTGGGAGCCGAATCCATTAAAGTTTGCTGGAACATCCACAGGCGCTGGATTCTATATAACCTATGAGGAGGTTAATGATGGCATACAAGGACAG